GCTGCTATTGGGCGTCTTATGTTATTGCAATCGGTATCTAAACAGTGGGGAATAGTTTATGCTGAACAAGGGTATATTATTGTTACATTGCCTTTAGCATATAGCTCAAATAAATATGTTGTCATAGGCCAAGATCTCGACTACACAAGTAATGATACCGACGGTTACGGTGAAAACGTAGGCGTAACTCAGGTTACAACAACTTCGATACGTGTTTCGATTACGAGAAGTCGTTATCTGTCCTATTGCACAATAGGGTTTTAAGACACAGTGGGGAGAAAATGTCGGCGGCGGAGGTCAAACAGTGAGTTTACCTATATCTTTTGAGGTTGCTTTTACTGCTGTTGTTTCCGCTGACAGTTCTTGGTGTAATGCATCTTGCCATATAACGACAACTACCATCACCACAATGAATTATCAAAGCAATAGGCCTGATATTGCCCAAGCAGGTCCAGTACAATGGTTAGCGATTGGTATATAGCCACAGTGGGGAATGATCTCAAACAATAAAGCTGTATTTCCTATTGCTTTTACAGCTTTCTGTAGTGCGGCAACGCTATGTATCAGAGGAAGCGGAACTGGTACATGGTATGGAGACAATGCAAATGTAACATTGACTGGACTGTCTTGCATAACTCCAGACTATGTATTAAACGGAAATTTCATCGTAATAGGTGTATGAGATTAGCTGTTGCCTATTGCTACCCAAAAAACTTGCGAGCCAGCGGCATTAGAACCAGAGTTGTTGAAGTAAAATACGACATAAAAATCAGTGTTAGAAAAATTTGTAACTGAGCTAGTTTCAGCGTAATTTGTTGGATCAGAATTGAAATGTGTAATGACACCGAAGCAAGTCTGGAAGCTGATTGGGAAGGTTACAAGTCCATATGGCTCAGTCTTAATTCCCCACTGTTTAGATACCGATTGCAATAACATAAGACGCCCAATAGCAGCTACCTAAATTAATCTGTTTTACAGTGGCGCTAGGAATAGCTATTTCATCCCAAGATGGGTCTCTTCCACTTACACCATAAGCTGTTCTCATGGCTGCATAAAGAGTTGTAAACATTATTGGAAACGTGAAAGTAGTATTAGAGTTTCTAGCAATAAATCCCCACTGTTCAATGGCCGCCAACGAAATACCAGCCCGAAGTTCCATGAAGGTATAAATTAACACTGGTAGTGCCTAAATATTCTGCTCCAGTTGCCGTAGCTGACGTGCTTGTAGTTTTTGGTACGGCAACAATGAATAGTGCCGCAGTTGGAAACGGAATTGGAAATGTTGCTGTACGTGATGAACAATATCCCCACTGTAAATAAAATAGAAAGGTTGTGAAAAAATGCCAAAAAATGCAAAAGATGCACGTATTTTTATAAAATTTGCCGAAGACGGCACACGTGCCGATACTCGTATTGAGGATGCCAATTTATATATCATACCGCCACAGCCAATTATTGAGCTCCGAAACGGTGAAGAGATCCTTCGAGTTATACCGGCACATTATGAGGATGATCCAGAGCAGGGGACTATATTGGTACCAGAACAGCGTATTCCAACTGGCCAATATGAACAGGTTGAAGTTACTACTGGCTATACAGAAGAAATATTGGCTGATTCCATTGCTGAAGATGGTACCTATATTCCGTTTAACCCTGCAGATTACATTGAGGTGACATATGCTGAATATCTGCTGCTGTCCGGCAACTCTCCGGACGGTAAGATGTACATAAGGGATATGACTACCGGCGAATACATCGAGCAGCCGCCATATGTACCTACAGCGGCAGAGAAACTTGCGGTCTTAGACGCAGAATATGAGGCTCAGTTTGACGAAATCAATAATCAGATAATCTTGGCCGTAGCAGAAAATAACGAAGCCTTAAAAGCAGAACTGATGGAAGAAAAGGCTGCTCTAGTAGAAGAATATACAACGAAAAGAGGTGCAATAGAATGATTAAAAAACGTTGTTTCTTATGTGGTCATAAAATGGCTGAAAATGGCTTGTGTACTAATGTGAACTGCATTAGGTCCGAACCGGTAACTGAAACGGAAATCAAAGATAAATCAGTAACTGAAAGCACAGAAAAACAAGAGTAAACGTTGCTGGGAGCGGGTTTTGATATTATCATTAGGACCTGTTGCAAAGTGTACTGATAGTGTACCGGCTGTAATGCATAACTGCTGTGGCTGCATGGTATTAGTACATAGTAGATTATGTTCCGAAAGTGTACCAGTTCTAGCCTTAAATCAGGTCGATTGCTTTTTTTAATTCGTGGATGGCTTTATGGGTGTAGACGCCTTTTGTAACGCCTTGCGAGGCGTGTCCGAGTATACGTTTGATCGCCGTATCGTTGGCACCGGCATTGTCGAGCATGGTAGCACAGGTATGGCGGCATTCATGCGGTGTATGCTTGCAGCGACTGGCTGTCATTACAGCATCAAAGCGCGCTCGGTATTGGTGATATGAGAGTTGATTACCATAATCGTCTGTAATGATATATTTACCTGGCTGCTGCATCCAAAATTCAAAATAGGGGAGTGTTTTCTTGCTGATAGGTACAGCACGATTTCGGCCAGCAGCTGTTTTGCTCTCACGGACGATGAAATAACGTTGGCGCAGTTTTACATCGTTTTTTGCGATCGATAACATTTCACCGGTGCGAACTCCGGAGTAGATCATCATTAATACTGTCATGGCCCATTTATCGCCGAGTTTTTTTACACGGTTGATCTGTCGTGTGTTGAATGGCTTTTTGGGGTACTTTGGTTTGCGTTGGTCGATGTCTATATATCGACTATAGTCGCCAGCCAGCGTGATGATATCGTATTTTAGTGCATAGCTGTACATATGATGTAGAATCTGTCTTACTTTCTTCTGCATCGCATATCCGGCACCGGCATTCCGGACATCAGAAATCACGGCCTGCAGATCGGCTGCCTTTAGCTCAGCAAATTTCCTGTTGTAGAGACGTTTGCAATGCTTGTACGCTGATTCGTAATTGATTTGCGTGGTTTTGGCCAGCTTCCGGAAGCGTTCGGTTCTCATGAGTACATAAACGTCGCTGAAACTGGTAACTGTATCAACAAACAGTGACGGATCGTCGCGATACTGCAGTAACATTTCAAGGCCTTGCTCATAGATTGCGGCGTCGCCTATTGATTTTAATTTCCCGTTAACTTTGACGCGGACCAGGTATGGACGTGACCGATTACAGTCTGAGCGTTTTGTGATGCTGCCAAGTCCGTTAGGCAGCCTTCGACCTTTGGTTTTTCGTTTTTTTAAGATCATAAAAAATCAGCTCCTTATAGGAGCATTATAACAAGGGGGATAAAATGCAGGAATTTATAAACAGTTATTGGCAGCCGGCGTTATATTCGTTATTGGTTTTTATCGTTGCCAGGTTGTGTAATAAGCTATGGGTAGCTGTGGCGACAATGGTCATCAAGCAAAATTTGTATGAAAAGGCCCTGTTGGCCATATTGTATGATCGCTTATTCCAGGCCTGCCAGAATTACATTGCCGAAAAAAGGATTAGTACAGAAGAGCTGAAAAACCTGGAACATCTGTACGAAAATTATCATCGGCTCGGCGGTAATGGTACCGGAACGGAATTGTACAATCGTTGTCGTGAGCTGCCGCTAAAGGAGTGAAAATATGCTGGAAAAAATACGAGGATTTATTCAAAAAACATTTGGACGAGCGCCGACAAAAGGCAGCATGGTCGTTGTATGGACATTTGCGATTATAGTCATATTTGAGGTAATTGCATATAATGCCGGCTGGTTTTATAACTGGTATCGTACTCAGTCTGCAGACACGCCGGAAATGCGGCTGTTTTTGGTGACTGTAGTTTGTGGTGGACTTATTACTGCAGCAGGATTTGTCGGCCGGGCGTTTGTTGATAAAAATGAAAACGGCGAACCGGACATCTGGGAAGAAGAAAGGAAGGATAAGCATGAATAATAAGACCTATAATAATTTGCAGGCTTTGGCCAGAGCTGCCAGGGGGAAAATCAAAATGATTTATCTGCATTGGACTGCTGGCCAACATATTACAAACCATATAGAACGAGCTGACTATCATATTTGCATTTTGGGAGATGGCCGTATCGAAATTGAGTGTGATGACTTGACGGAACTCAGGACGCATACCTGGCACCGAAATACTGGAGCTATCGGCATTGCATTGTGTTGTGGTCTTGGCGCTACTGCCAATAATGGCTATAACGCTGATTTTGGCTCGTATCCGCCTACTCCGGAACAGATAACCGCAATGGCCGAGGTTATTGCGGTATTAAGCCGGGAGCTGGTGCTACCTATTGATAAAAACTGTATTATGACCCACTGCGAGGCTGCGCTGCTGGATGGTTATGGACCGTACAGCGGAGATCCAGAAACGCGTTGGGACTTATGGTATATCGATGATCCGGGTACAAAAGAAAAAATGCAACCAGGCGGTGATGTTTTGCGAGGTTTGGCCAACTGGTTTAAAACTATGGGAATTCCGATTGAATAAAAAATAAAGGAGTGTATCAAAATGACTAATAAAGAAAAAGTGGAACAGGATATATTGGCATTAAAAGCAGCAATTCGTCAGCTGAAGGCTGACGTTAAATTACTTCGCGACGAAGAACGTGCAGAGCTGAAGGATAAAATAAATGCAGCTTTAGATGAGTATTCCGATGAAATTGAAAAAATTAAAGAATTGGACCGTACGCTGATCCAAAAGCTGGGGAAACATGGCCGGACATTTCTTTATATTTGCATTGGAATTTTGGCCATTGCCGGCGTGGATAAATTGATCGGATATATTAAAGAGCTGTTTTAAAGAACAGATTTTAGAAAATTAGCGCATATGAAAAACATTATGAACCTTTTGGGAAAAAACTGTACATAAGGAGGGAGGAGCACCTTGAATGAACAGGAAAAACAAAGCAATAATGATCGCAATATTGGCATTTTCGTTATTGTATTGGTATTTTTCGGCATTTTTGTCTACTTGTTCGGCCGCGGAAGTTTCGGCGGTGGAAGCGCCGGAAACGATAACGATATCCAGGGCACAGTACAACGAGCTCAAGACGATAATCAGCGAGCAGGGGCAGCGCTTGACGGAGTTCGAGACGAACTTACAGCTGCTGGAGCAGAGCTCGCCGGAGCTGATCGCGACGCTGAACGGGCTGAGGGTATCGCACGACAGAATGCAGAAACGATTAGAAGCTGCCGAGAAATACTCGAACGAAGCAAAGCTGCTCATCAGCGAGCAGAACAGATCCTTGCAGAAATTGAGCGAGCAAATCAAACACCAGCAGAAGGTGCAGCGGCGTCGAGATATTCAAAATAGTGGTTGGGGTACGGCTGTTGGGTTCGTGATCGCCAAAGTTATTGATAAATAAAAAAACGGAGATTGCACTAAACCCAAAATTAGACAATAAGAAATGAACTCGTGTATTGTGAAGTGCTAAGACAGTAAAAAATCAAAAAGCCTGACTATTACTTAGTGTAGTAGTCAGGCTTTTAGTTAATAACCTCTTAAATCGTGAAGAAGGCTACTGAGGATTTCGTTGAGTTCGATGAATTCCATAAGATAATCTTCTGTAATAATAAACTGTTTATTTTCAGGTGCTTTAGTTTTTGTAGCTAGTTTTTGCTTGTTATCGTGTATATCTGTTATCTGGAAGCTGTGTATTATTCGGTTACGCATATCTACAATGTTAATAAACAAATCAGCTATTTTCGAATCTGCAATAATTTCTTTTATAAACGAGTGTAGTTTGCCAGACTCTAAATCAATTAGTTTATACCAGTTGTATTTTTTATCTTCGTCATTTCGCAAGATATTTTCAATGATAAAAGCGTTGTTAGAATTAAAAACGCATAGGGCACTTCCTAGCAAAGCACGATACTCTTTTGTTGGTAGTGCTTGTCTTGAATATTTTTCGTACACATATATTCCTCCAATGTTTTATTTACATATAAATATTTTATCATAAATAAACAGTGCTTGAATTTTTTGTAGTAAAAAAGTGATGTGACGTTATGAGTAATAATGTTATTGATTTAGTGAATACTACTGATGTAGAAGCAAAATAAAACTGACTGCAGTGTAAAGTAATACTTCTACTTAATCCGTAAATGTAAAATTGTGCAATTAGATTCAAGCGTTTCTAGGTTTAATTCTTTGCGTAAATTATTTCTTAGTTCCATTAATAATTCATTGTATGTAGCATTAGAGTTACTGGATAATTGATTTATAAAATCTTGTGCTAAATAAATTTCTTCTTTTGTACCAAATAGTTGAATATCTGAGATAGCCTTTTCTATTTTAGGATCAAGTTTTTCTCGATTACAACAATCGGAAAGAGTTCTGTAGGCTTCTATTAAATATTGAACTACAATTTCACGTTTTTTATCCTTTTTATTTGTTTTAGAGGTGAAAAAATATGTCGTAATTGCAGTAATCAAGATATAAATTAGTTCACGCATATAAATTTGTCTCCTTCTAAATACTGTTTATAGTAATTATAACATATAAAAATAACGCTTGACTTTTGGCAGTACAAAATATATAATTTTGGTAGTACAAAAACGAGGTGAAGTTATGGGTACTAAGAAAATAGGACGCCCAACAAATTCGCCAAAAGACTATAGACTTCAAATAAGAGTTAGTGAAGAAACATTGAGGACTCTTGATGAATGTGTAGAAGCTTTAGGCAAAAGTCGTAGTGCTATTGTAAGAAATGGCATTGATTTAGTGAAGCGTTCTATTACAAAAGAAAAATAAGACTGGCCGCCGTGGAAAGCAAAAACCAGTCTTATACGCACCAGCCTAAGCTGATAAATATAGTATATCAGTTTTGGATGAGTATTTCAAATGGAGTGATATACTATGAATTTACAGATTTTTGAAAACAAAGAGTTTGGAAAAGTAAGAACTATCGTGAAGAACAGTGAACCGTTATTTATAGCAAAAGACATTTGTGATATTTTAGGATTAAGTAATTCACGACAGGCTGTAAGCCGTTTAGATAATGATGAGAAGAATACCGTCACTTTAAATGACGGTATTGGAAATCCTAATAAAACAGTAGTTAACGAATACGGACTATACAACCTTGTACTTGCTAGCCGTAAGCCACAGGCGAAAGCATTCAAGCGTTGGATAACTCACGAAGTTATTCCAGCTATCCGCAAAACCGGTAAATACGCAATTGAGCAACAAACTTTAATCGAAGAACCATATAAGCCGAGCCTGAAATATTACAGGGGAATACCAGTAATAACTAAAAAAGACTTGGCGACACTTTTGAACACTTTTCCAGCACTGATTCAGCAGTATATGAACCGTGGCGGAACGTTGATTAGGGAAAAGGATTATTTTGTCATATCTGGTTTAGAGCTTAAAGAGTTCGACAAAACCAATCCGTGTACGGTTCGTCCTTCTACTACTGCGCTTACGATTATAACTGAATCTGGAGTTAGAAAAATATGCCGCGATAGAAAACGAAGTACGGTTTGTAAGGATATTTTTGGGGCTGCACGCAAATCTGTTGCTTCTTTGCCGAATGCTGTTGCTGATGACGAGGTAGAAGTGCCAAAAAAGTTGCTTGAAATGGTAAAATCGCTAAGGAAAGAGGTAATAGCGTTAGACTGTATAACAAAAATGTTATTGAATACCGAAAAGCGTCCACAGAAAGAGATTGATGGCTATAGAGCTGTGATTGTTGATTGTTATGGCGAAATGATAACCGATATAGTAGCAATTCGATCATTTGAATAATTTGTTGCACGCCCTTTCTATAATCCAGTAGACTCCACAGCTGATAACGGCTGCGATGTAGGTTATTGATGTTAGACTGTCCCAGTCTTGCCGCCCGACTTGGGCGAGGAGATAAAGCGTTAAGACTGTCAATATTGACTTCATGCTGTTCAATGTGGTAATATTTATTTAGAGAGTGGGAGCGGTTGCACCGCCCCCCGAGGCTCCGTTATCGTCTTGGCTTGCGACGCGTTCGACGATTTCGGGGCTTTTTCCTTTTCTCCCAGGTTTCAATCGCCGCTATGGCGAAGGTGCCAATAATTGCAAGGTTTGCGATTATTTGGGAGATTCTCTCTAGCTTTTCTAAATCCACATTGTTTTCTCACCTCACTTTCTATATATATTATACACTTTAAAGTGTATTTTGTCAATAAAATATTTAAAATAATCGTGTATTATGCAAAATAAAAATTGACTAATTAAACTATAAAGTGTATAATCAAAGGCGACAAAAGGGGGCGGAAAAATGTTAACCACAACAGAAAAAATCAAAGTGTTATTAAAGCGTAATAATATGACGGCCGGCGAGCTGGCGGAGCAAACAGGGCAGACCCGGCAAAACTTATCAAACAAAATGAAACGCAATAATTATAGCGAAGATGAGCTTCGTGCAATAGCAGCGGCTTTGGGTTGCGAATGTAAGATAACATTCGTGCTAAAAGATGGCCAAGAATTATAAACGGTAAAACTTCATATCATTTCAAACTGGCAGGGCTGACCTAATATATAGATTGGCTCTGCCTTGTTTTATATTTGTATGAATAGAAAGTATCGCACACTAAAGCTGACAAGCGCTGTGGCAAGCGTGGTGGGCTACAAGCGGTATGTGTGTTGCGAAGATAGGCTCATTGTTATTATTATGGGGGTGGGGGGCTCAACGATGGTCGCCAACCCCCCGCGCAGTCTAATGTCAAAATTTTAGAAAATTGGGTAGAAAATAGAATTTGATTTACATCTTTTATGTTATAATCGTGTTGTACTAAATGAATATAAGTGTAAAAGTTTTGGGGGAATGAATATGTATGATGAAGCAAAAGTAAAACAAATAGAAACTAAATTATCGGGAATGTTGGAAGTAAATCTTTTTAATTCAGCCATCGCATCATTAAATACAGATAGTCCTTTAAAAATAACCCATTTTGCTTTTGATTTAAGAGAGTTGCTTAGGATTGTTTTGGCTAGACTGGCGGATGATGATAGTGTGATGGAGTGTATATGGTATGAAAATCAGTTGCAAAATAGACAGGGAGTAACGAGAGGGCAACGTATTCGTTATGCTATCAAAGGTGGATTTTTAGATGATTTTGTTAAAAATAAACTAATGATTGAGATAGATGATATAACAACAGAAATGATAGAAATTATGGATCAATTAAATAAATATACACATGTAACAAATGATACTTTTAATGTGGCATCGGACGAATGTGATAGGTTAGTTTCAGATGTAATTGATATTTTAATCACTTTTTTTGATAGAATTGATCGTGCGCAAAATAAAATAATGGACAGTTACATAGAAAAAATACGAAGCGGGTCTCTCGAAGCAGTTCTGTCAACGACAATAAGTGAAATTGATGAGTTAGCAACGCATTATTTAGTGGAGAATGTTTACATATATAGTATAGATATTGATGATATTGATACTGAAGATATCATAATAAAGGCTTTTGGTTATATAGAGGTAGAACTTCAGTATGGATCTGATGGCGATTATAGACGTGGAGATGGTGTTAGATTAAATGATGATTATCCTTTTGAAGCAATTGTACATTCAAATATTATGGACCCTCTTTCGTTTTCAATTGAAGCTGATGATATAAAATTGGATTTGTCGAGTTTTTATAAATGA